AGGTAAACATATGGCAGAACCAGCAACAAGAGAAAATTTAAAACAGTATGCTTTAAGGGCATTAGGTAAGCCTGTAATAGAGGTTAATGTAGATGATGACCAATTAGAAGATAGATTGGATGAAGCGTTACAGTATTTTGCTCAATATCACTATGATGGTGTTGAAAGATGCTACTTAAAATATAAAGTTACGGCTGCTGATATACTTAGGATGCAATCTCCTACAGGAGATTCTACTCTAGTTGCAACAAAAAATAGTGTAACAAGTACTTTTACAATAGCAAATAATTATGTTATTGTTCCTGAAGCTGTATTAGCAGTAACAAGAATATTTCCTTTGTCGGATAGACATAGTATGAATATGTTTGATATACGTTATCAATTAAGATTAAACGATCTTTATGATTTTTCATCTACTTCAATTATTCACTATGATATGGTATTAAGACATTTAGATTTTTTAGATCATATTTTAGTTGGAGAAAAACCAATAAGATTTAATCAATATAATAATAGGTTGTATATAGATATGGATTGGAAACATGATATTACAACCGATGAACATTTAATTATTGAGTGTTATCGTAAATTAGATCCAGCAGTTATGACGGATGTTTATAATGACATTTATATAAAACGATATACAACAGCTTTATTTAAAAAGCAATGGGGTGCTAATTTAAGTAAATTTGATGGTGTTGCTATGGTTGGTGGAGTAAAACTTAACGGCGAACAAATGTATTCACAATCATTACAAGACATAGAAAAATTAGAAGAAGAAATAAGAGGCACATACGAAACGCCTGTTACGTATATGATAGGATAATGCAATGCCAACAAATCATTACTTTCAATCAGGCAGTGGTATAGGGAGTCCTGCCGAAAAAAGACTTTATGAAGATTTAATTATGGAAGGCCTAAGAATATATGGCCATGATTGTTATTACCTACCACGGACATTAGTTAATCAAGATTTAATATTAGGAGAAGATGTATTAAGTAAATTTGATGATTCTTATTTACTTGAAATGTACATTGAAACTACTGAAGGTTTTGCAGGTGAACAAGAATTAGTATCTAAATTTGGTTTAGAAATAAGGGACGATACAACCTTTATGATTTCTAAACGTAGATGGCAGGACCAAGTTGATACTCCTGCAACGCTTATAAAAGAAGGTAGACCAAATGAAGGAGATTTAATCTATTTTCCTTTAATGAATTCATTTTTTGAAATTCAATTTGTTGAAGATCAAGAACCATTTTTCCAATTAGGCAATTTACCTGTTTATAAATTACGTACTACAAGATTTGAATATAGCTCGGAAAGAATTGATACCGATGTTGCAGCTATTGATAAGTTAGAGGATACAAGATCACTAGATCAATTACAACATCAATTTAATTTAGAAACAGCTACAGCTGCAGGAACAGGTTCATTATTATTAGAATCTTCTACTGGTGAAATTAATTATTTAATTAATGAATCTTTTAGTATTACAACACAATCAAAAGATTTTGCAGATAATGTAGCATTTGAAGCAGAAGATGATATATTAGATTTTACTGAAAGAAATCCTTTTGGTGAAGTGGATGAAGGATTTTAAATATGTTCGGTAAACATTTTTATCACCAAAGTTTAAGGCGACTTGTAATAGCGTTTGGTACAATTTTTAATAATATAGTAATTCATAGAAAGGACAGTTCTGGTAATGTTGTCCAATCTCTTAAAGTACCTTTAGCATATTCACCCAAAGAAAAATTTATAACAAGATTAGATCAACAAGCTGATTTAGAATCTAGAGAGGTAGCTATAACTTTACCTCGTATGGGTTTTGAAATTGCTGGTATTGCTTATGATGCACCTAGAAAATTACAAAAATTAGGAAAAGTTAAAGCAGTTAAATCAAGTAGTTCATCAATTATGGATTATCAATATAATCCTGTACCTTATAATATAAGTTTTAATTTATATTCTTTTACAGCTACTGCTGAAGGTGGGTTACAAATAATAGAACAAATATTACCTTATTTTCAACCAGATTATACTGTTACAATAAACACTATACCATCTATGAATATTAAAAGGGATGTTCCTATTATTTTAAATAATGTTAATTATGAAGATAGTTATGATGGAGCATATACACAAAGACGAGCTGTTACTTATACTTTAGGTTTTACTGCAAAAACTTATTTGTATGGTCCAGTTTATTCACAAAGAGTTATTAAAGAAACACAAGCAGATATGTATACTGATACTACTGGAACAGAAAAAAGAGAGGAAAGAATTATTGTAGTTCCCGATCCTACAACTGCTAATGCGGATGATGATTTTGGATTTACTACAACAATAAATACTTTTGCGGATAGTAAGAATTATAATCCAGCAACTGATAGTGATGAATAATTATGAGTATAGACGATAAAATAAATGAAGCCTTAGGTATATCAAATACTGAAACACATACTACTAAGCAAGTTATTAAAAAGGAATTTACACCACCAGTTCCAAGATTAGAGGATAAAGAAAAACAAGATATAGATAATGATTACAAATATAGTAGAGAAAATTATTATAATCTTATAGAACGTGGCCAAGATGCTGTGCAAGGTATATTAGATATTGCCAAAGAAAGTCAGCATCCTAGAGCATATGAAGTGGCAGGTAATTTAATTAAACAAGTTGCTGAAACAGTAGATAAGTTAGAAGACTTACAAGGTAAAATTAAAAGATTAAAAGATGTGCCAGATAGAGTTAATACAAATATTAAACAAGCATTATTTGTAGGGTCATCTACCGAATTACATAAATTGTTAAAAAATAAAAGAGAACGGACAGTAGAAGAAGATGACAATAGAAAGTAAAGAACATTATTTAGGTAATCCAAATTTATTTAAAGCAAATACACCTCAGCAATATACTAAGGAACAAATAAAAGAAATTCAAAAGTGTATGGAAAATCCTATATATTTTATTGAAGAACATATGAAAATTATTTCTATTGATAAAGGTATGATACCTTTTGCTATGTATTCATTTCAGAAAAAAATGGTAGATACATTTCATAACAATAGATTTACAATTTGTAAATTGCCTAGACAATCAGGTAAGTCAACTATTATTATTGCTTATCTTTTACATTATGTTATTTTTAATCCAAGTGTTAATGTAGCTATTCTTGCTAATAAATCTTCTACAGCAAGAGATTTGTTAGGACGATTACAATTAGCATATGAAAATTTACCTCCATTTTTACAACAAGGGGTATTGAATTGGAATAAAGGTTCTTTAGAATTAGAAAATAATAGTAAAATACTCGCAGCTGCAACATCTTCAAGTGCAATTCGGGGTGGTGCATATAATATTATTTTCCTAGATGAGTTTGCTTTTATACCTCATAATATTGCTGAACAATTTTTTAGTTCAGTTTATCCAACAATTTCATCTGGTAAAAAATCAAAAGTTATGATGGTATCTACACCACATGGAATGAATATGTTTTATAAACTTTGGAATGATTCTATACATAAAAGGAATGATTATGTACCTATTGAAGTACATTGGAGTGAAGTGCCTGGTCGTGATGAAGCATGGAGACAGGAAACTATACGAAATACTTCCGAAGCACAATTTACTACCGAGTTTGAATGTGAATTTGTAGGTTCAGTAGATACACTTATTAGTCCTTCTAAACTTAAATCATTTTCATATGTACATCCTATAGTATCAAATGCTGGTTTAGATATGTATGAAAGACCAATTAAAGGCCATGAATATGTAATGACGGTTGATGTTGCAAGAGGTACGGTGCGGGATTATTCTGCTTTTGTTGTATTTGATGTTACACAGGTGCCTTATAAAATTGTAGCAAAATTTAGAGATAATGAAATAAAACCTTTAATATTTCCACACACAATAGAAAGATTAGCAAAACAATATAACAATGCTAATGTATGTGTTGAAGTAAATGATATAGGTGGTCAAGTAGCTGATGCATTGCAATTTGAATTAGAATATACAAATCTTTTAATGTGTGTTATGAAAGGCCGTGCAGGTCAAATATTAGGAGGTGGATTTTCTAAACGTGGAACTCAATTAGGAGTTCGTATGACTAAACAAGTTAAACGAGTAGGTTGTTCTAATTTAAAAGTGTTGTTAGAATCTGATAAATTAATCATGCAAGATTTTCATATGATTGAGGAACTTTCAACATTTATAAGACGTGGACAATCTTTTCAAGCTGAAGAAGGTGCAAATGATGATTTATGTATTTGCTTAGTTATATTTGCATGGCTATCAAATCAAAGATATTTTAAAGAATTAACAAACCAAGATGTACGAGCAAAGTTATATGAAGAACAACAAAATGCAATAGAACAAGATATGGCTCCTTTTGGTTTTAAAGATGATGGTTTAGATGAAGAATATGAAGTAGATGATAAAGGGGAGGTTTGGAGTCCAGTAGAAGTTCGTAAAGGTTTAGGATAAAGAATTATAATATACTAAATAGAAGTGAGATTAATGATACTTATTCGCTAGTAATAAGGAGAATATAACATATGGCATTTCAAGTTTCACCAGGTGTTTTAGTACAAGAAAA